TATTCAACAAGAAGATCCAGATGATTATTTTTCATATGATGATAAAGTAAAAATGTGGGAAAGACAAAAAGGTATCTGTCCAAGAACTAAAAAAACTATACCATTTGAAGAAATTGCAGACCATACAAAGTGGCACGGTGACGCCGTGATACCTAAAGATAAGGGTGGTACTCACACTTTAGATAATGGCGAGTTGATTGACGCTTACTTTAATGTAAAGAAAAGTAACAAGTTAATTTAAAAAGTCTTTAAGTGGTCTTCGGTAAGTATGACAAATTTCATATCTCGTTTTAAACACCACGCATACGCTGTAGACCACTTTCTTCTATTTCTTTCATAAGTTATTAATGCGTTTTTATAAGTACGGCTTTCTCGTAAAGGTTTTTTAGGTTTACGAGTTTGTGCTTTAGGTTTAATCTCTACAATAAACTTTTTAAACGTACCATTTGATTGTCTTACTTTCATATAGAAGTCAGGAAAGTATCTATGTGACCGATTATCAACTGAACGATAATAAATCGCTATTTCTTCACTACCCCATTCTAACACATCTTTATTTCTATCACAATAACCCATAAAACGTTTCTCCCAACTTGAACGATAAATAATGTTGTTTATATTGCCTTTATATTTTTGAGGGTTCAAAGGTTTAAATATACCTGAATAAGGTCGTTTATCTGGATTAGTCAACTTCTTAATCTTCTTCATAAATCTATTTATTTCTAACATAAATAGTAGTATGGCAAGCGTATTTGATACAATCAAACAAAAAGCAGGCGATATAGATAAATCGGCTACATGGTATAGAACACAAGTAAATAAGATTGCTAGTGGTACTACAGCAGGTCAATTATTCAGACAAGGTAAACTTAACGGTAGACCTAGTGTAGGACGATTGAACTTATTTGGGTATAATCCTAAATTTAGAAAGACTTTACCGTACTATGATATATTTCCTTTAGTGTTGCCATTAGAACCAATATCAGGTGGGTTTATGGGTATGAACTTTCACTATCTACCACCGTTGTTGAGATTTAGACTATTAGAGCGTATGCAGGCAACTGCTACAGATCAACGATTTGATAGTAAAACAAAATTTGATGTAACTTATGATGATGTAAAAAGAATTAAAATTGTAAAACCAACAATTAAAAAGTATTTGTATTCATATGTACAAACAGGATTTTTAAGAATAAATGCAGATGAAGCTGCAACAGCGATATACTTGCCAGTGCAAAGATTTAAAAAGGCAAGTGAAGCACAAGTTTATTCAGACAGTAGGAGATTTATTTAATGTCGTTAATTAGTGTCGGTAAAAAGATAGGTGATTTAGATATACGTTTAGGTATACCACCTTCTAAACCACAATTTAGTGTAAGAGAAGCAAATCAAAGAATATCAGCAAATAATGCTACATCAAATTATAATTCAGTTTATAATGTATTCAGATCGGGCATGACACAGGCAGGTGGATTCGCTAGACCAACACAATTTTTAGTTACAGTAGATGGTCCCAAAGGAAATGTATTGGGTGATACAGCTGTTTACAATGACATACAGTCAAAAAATCAAGCAGCAAGACTTGATAAAAGTGCTAAACTTTCAAATGCTATAAAAACAAATTTACAATTAAGAATGGATATATTTTGTTCAAATGTTTCTATTCCAGGTAAAACTATTACAGATGATGTCAACGAAACATATTATGGTCCTAAAAGAGCAATGGCAAAAAGTGTTCAATATGATGAAGTAACATTAGAATTTTATACAAGTATAAATTATGAAGAAAGATTGTTTTTTGAGGCGTGGCAAAACTCAATTGTGGATCCTATTAGTCATAATGTAGGTTACTATGATGACTATGCTACACCATGCATGATTACGATTACACCATTGACGAAGACGTTTATGGCAGCATTATCTAACTTTACGCCAAGTGGTGATCCAGGTAGAGATAGACAAGAAATAAGAAAAAGTTTAGGTGATACTTCAGGATTTTCATCATATCAAGTACAAATGTATGAAGTTTGGCCTAAAACTATTGCAGCTACACCATTAAGTTATGACGCAGTAAATCAAATTGTTAAAACAAGTGTTACATTTACGTATAGAAATTACGCTACAACAGCATGGAACTTTTTAGCGAAAGATAATACTGAGGAATTTAATACTTTAAACAGACTTGAATATAGAACTAATACAACAGCGATACAAGGTAATTTATTAGATAACTTACCTTTTGGTATTGGTAATGAAATAGGTAGAGCTGGTCGACAAGTGTATGAAACAATTAAAAAGAATTTGCCTATTGGCAGAGTTACGGGTGGTCGTGTATTCCCGAAAGGTCTTCCAGACCCTAAAATTATACGAGATATATTTTATTAATAAAGGAGTAAATAATGAGTTTATCATTTTTGAGAGTGCCTGAATATGATTTGACTTTATCAAATAATGTGAAAGTAAAATACAGACCATTTTTGATTAAAGAGGAAAAAATATTATTGATGGCTGTTGAGAGTAGAGATGAAGGTGAGATGAACAATGCTTTAATTAAGATTGTTCAAAACTGTACTTTGTCACAAGTAGATGTAACAAAGTTGCCTGTATATGACTTTGAATATCTTTGGTTAAATATAAGAGGTAAATCTGTTGGTGAAACAATAGATATGAAACTAAAGTGTCCAGATGATGATACAGTAACAGTTGACTATCAATTAAAGATAGAAGACGTAAAACCTGATTTAAATAAAAAGTTTGAAACAAAAGTAGAGTTTGAACCAGGTTATGGTGTTATTATGAAAGTGCCTACTATCAACCACTTATCTAATAAAAAAACATTATTAGATTTGTCATATAATTTAGTGAGAGATTGTATTGCTCAAATTTACAATGGTGAAGAAGTTTTTGAAGCTAGTGACTTATCAAACGAAGAACTGGATGAGTTTGTTGAACACTTAACAACAAAACAATTTTCTATGATAAGAAAATACTTTGAAAGTTTACCTATTGTATCACACTTGATCAAGTACAACAATCCTAAATCAGGCAAAGAGTTTACATTATTATTACAAGGGGCATCTGATTTTTTTCAGTAACCCTCTTACACGAGTCGCTTGAAAGTTATTATAGAACGAATTTTGCTTTAATGCAATACCATAAATATTCGTTAAGTGAGTTAGAAGAAATGTTACCGTGGGAGAGGGAAATATATGTTGAAATGCTTATGCAACATATAAAGGAAGAAAATGAGAAAATAAGAGAAAAACAAAGAGGGAGAACATAATGTTAGAAACAGGAAAAAATGTAATTAAAAACGTGTGGGTATTTTTAAGAGATGAAGTACCACAGTTTATGTCAAACTGGAGATTAATACCAAGAGTATTCATGCTGTTATATGGATATGCTTTCTATATGACAATGCAATGGTTTATGGCACTACCTGAACCAAACAATGCACAAGCAGGTTTTGTATCTGTAGTCGTTGGTGCTGGTGCAGCTTGGTTTGGTTTATACGTAAATGGTAAACCTAGTAAGATAGAAACAAAGAAATAGTAAACAATGGCTGAAGAAAAAGTAAAGTTTAAAAAACCTAGACCTAATTTCAAAGTCATCCTTGAACGTCAAAAAAAGATGGAGGATGACGAGAAGTTTGCTATATCAGATTCATTACAAGAATATATTGGTACAGTATCTAAAAAGGCAGGTTATCAAAACCAAGATAAACTAGACAAGGCAAATATAAGACAAGAGGTTATTAACTTTGTTGATAACTATACTATTGCTGACCTTGATAGTATCAAAGGTATGGAATATGATGAAGCTTTACAACTACAAAACTCTACGGAAAAGAAAATACAAGAGTTTGAAGGTTTAGGTGTTTTAAATAAACAAGAGATTGATTTTATAAAGGCAACTGTAGGTGAAACAAATAAAAGACTTGGTGAAGTTTTAGGCGTTTCTACAAGATTAAAATTTGCATTTAGAGATTTAAAGAAAGAATTAAAACCATTAAAATTAGCTGCAAGATTAGGTATTACAAGAATACCAATCATAGGTAAAAGAATTGAAAGAGCAATACGTGCTGAAGAAGAAGGTGAATCAGAAGCATTAAGAATAAAAAGAGGTTTAAGAAAAC